GTCAGCCGCGGGTAGACCCGCGAGCGCGACGGCGACAGCTCCTTGTCAATTTCCGGATCATAGATTCCGAGATACTGGCGCTGGTTGCGCAGCCAGCGCAGCTCGGCGATACGCCTGTCACTGACGTAGGATTTGAACAGGCTGTCGAGTTTCTGCCCCAGCGACCGCAACTCGTCGGGCTTGATCGCCTTGACGGGGGCGTCGATAGGCGTCTCGACCTTGACGGCGGGCGGGGTGAGGTCGCCCGGCGCGGTGGCGGCTTGCGTCATGTGCTAGGCTCTCCGAATGGTTTCGGCGCGAATGTTACAGTCGTAAGGCATATTGGGCAAGCTGCGATATTCGACGACATTCCCTGCGTCCTGTGCGGCCTTGATGCCGTACTCCATACCTCGACTAATGCCTTTGTCGGTGTAAACGACGCTCGCTTCGGCGACTACCCGCCACGCCAGCCCGGCGTCGATCCCCAGCTGGCGCTCGTCCGCGACATCATCGCGCAAGATTCCATCCTGCGTATAGAGCAGGTGGCTCGCTATCGGGCTTTCCCCACGCAACAAGCAGTCGCGGACACAGGCGCGGGCATACCGGATGTTTTCTTCGACATCACCAGCAAACGGGCTTTCCAAAATGACCAGCCGCATAAATCACCTATGGTGGTAAGGGTTGGACGACGGCCGCGGCGGGCGGAAGGCGCGCTCGACGCGAGCGCCGGAGACGCCGTAACGCTGCTCGCGCTCGGTGGCCTTGTGGAAATAGCGACAGAGGTAGCCGAACGAATCGCCAGGATGCGAGTAGGCGTTCTTGTCGGCCTCGGGCGCCGTGGTGTCTTTCTTGGCGTCAATCTTAAACCGCCAGCCGCCGCGCAGCGCCCGGCTTAGTATCGGGCACATCTTCTCGTCGATGCGCAGCGCCGGGCCGCCGGCGATCAGCCGGGTGGTGAAGTGCTCGATGGCGTCGAGCCGCAGCGGGAAGCGGTTGTTGGTCTCGCAGACAACCTTGAAGTGGCGCTTGAACTCGTCGACCACCGACTTCTCGTCGGTCTGGGCGCGGTTGGCGGCGGCCGGATCGGGGGCGATCACCAGGTTGTTGAGGTCAAACTCCGGCCAGCGGGCGCGGATGTAGGGCCGCAGCCGCTCGCTGATCAGCCGCTTGGCGCCATAGCCCGACTGCACCAGCTCGCCCAGCGTGTTCAGCCGCCCTTCAAAGTCCAACTGGCCGAATGTGAGGGCCGAGCCGCCAATGCCGGGGTCGAAGCCAGCGACCAGCGGCAGGGCGGGGTTGAGCAGCAGCCCCTTGACGAAGTGAATGTCGGGCTTGAGGGTCGACACCACTGGCTGGCCGCTGACCGAGAAGCCCCACTCGCTCTCGACGAACTGCTTGACCCAGGCCTCCGCCTTGCCGGCGGTCAGCGCGGTGTAATAGGCCCGCCCGCCCGGCAGGTTCTCGATATTCTCGGCGTTGTCCGCCAGCCCGGACGGCTGCTTGAAATAGGTCGCCGACGGCGGCAGGTTCTGGTTGGGGTCGTCGCACTGGCGATGCAGGTAGGGATACCACCAGTTGTCCTCGGTGGAGGGGTTGGACGAGCCCCACATCCCCCAGTTGGTGGCGCCGCCGTCCTTCTTGGATGGGTAGCGGCCACAGCGCGCCGCCAGCGCCTCGATGATCTTGCGCGGGATCTGCACGAACTCGTCGATGATCGCGAAGGTCACCTCCAGCGACAGCACGCGCTGCACGTCGTCCTCGGTGTCGAGCGGGCGGAACAGCACCTCGCACTCGACGTCGCCGAAGCGCAGGGTGTAAATCTTGTCGGTCGCCCGCCACGTCCCGGCCTGGCCATCCTTGAACCAGTAGCCCCACGACACGATGGTGGTGTCACGCAACTGCGGGGCCGTATTTCTGACGATCACCGCCCGCGAGCGGCGGATGCCGTCGGGGCTCTTGGCCTGAAGTTGGGCCAGATAGACCAGCTTCATGAAGATGGCGGTGGTCTTGCCCGAGCCGACCGGCCCGACGATCCAGTCGTAGAACAGCTTCCCCGGCGTGAAATCCTTGATGAACGCCTTGAGCGTCGGCGGCGGGGAGTAGTCGATCGCCTCGCTCAAGGCCGACCACCGGCGTTGGCGATGATGCGGCTGATGGTGTTGACGGTGACGTTGAAGTGCTCGGCGATGTCACGCATGCGCTTGCGCTTGCGGCGCATCTCGACCGCCTCGCAGCGCTCCGGCGCGGTCAGGCGCCGCCACGACCCGGTCTTGGGCAGCGGGGTGCGCAGCACCAGATGGTCAACGTTGCAGCAGGTCGCGGTCGTGCAGGTCCAGCGCAGGCTGCCGGCCGGCAGCTCGCCGTGACGCAGCAGCCAGGCCAGATGCGCCATCGGCGCCCGCACGCAGTTGATCGAGGTGCTTTGCGAGCCGGGCATCAGCGGCAGGCAGCCGTCGGGACCCGTCGTGGTGCGGCGCTTGAGCCGGGCGTGCAGCTTGGCGACATAGGCCGGCTTGAGGTCATCGAGGGTCATCGGTATCCCTCCCTAGTGATAAGTCTCGGCGACACGATCGCGTGACTTAGCTGCCACGGCCTCATACTCACACTGAATACAATGCTCGTATCATCACCAGAAGGGCCTGGTCGGTGCTGAATATTGGCCCGTTCTTGTAGATAGCGTTCGGTGGACTTGACGGCGTCGAGAGCGACGCGATCAGCGCCGGCGCGTGTCAAGTCCTCTAGGGCATGTTTAACCATATCCCGTGCTACACCGTCCATCAGTCGGAGCGCCGCATCGTCGCGACCGCGTTGAAAACCTTGTCTTTCGCTTAGCAGCACATCGGCACGGCGACGTTGTTCAGCACGTTCCAGCGCAGCCGCATGTTTTCGCACAAGTTCAGCGCGCTCAAGCGGCCAGGGCGTCTGGCGTTTGTGGGTAGTGTTGGCAATGCGGTGCATCAGATCAGCTTCCACAATACATAGGCCGCGACGATGATCTCGACAAAGACCAGCGCGGCGACGCTCAGAATGGTCATGACCAGCCAGTCGAACCGCATCACAGCACCCGGCAGTCGCGCAGGATGCGGTAGAACAGGAAGGACCACACCGAGATCATCACGTTAAAGAGCATGTCCATCACTCGGACTCCTTGGTAAGTTGCGAAGCAAGCTCTGGCGTCATGCGCCACGGCTTCGTACAAGCTGCGACCGGCATGGTTTCGGGCAGGTGCTGCGCGAAGGCGGTGTCGAACGCATCTTCTTGCTCGGGCGTCAGGCTCATTGTGGTGACTATGCCCCAATAGTTTGCAGGTATGTCGTTGTCCATATCACACCTTACTGTCGTCAGGGGTTACGCACTCCAGCACCGTCCATCGCCAGTGGACATGGTCTTTCTCGGCGCGGTCGTTGATCCAGCTCTGCACCGCCATCTGGCTCTGGAACACGCACAGCCCGGCGTCGAGGTCGGGGCGGATCTCCTGCTCGATGCAGGTCTTGGGCTGGTCGATCCGGCAGGCCGAGAACCGCACCTTGCACCGCCACTCGCAGACGCGGGCGACGGCTTGGCCGGACAGGACGAGGCCGAGGACCAGGCCGACGGCGTAGGGGTTAGGCAGGCGCATCAGGTGTCCTTGTCGGTATGGTACGGCCACTTGCCGAAGGTGAGGCCGTCCTGCAGCACCCGCATGAACGCCGCCTCGGCGCGGAACTGGCCGATCGAGTGGTGCTCGGTGCGTAGCGCCCGGGCGTGGTTGAACAGTGGCTCGTGGCTGTCCTCGGGGGCGACCTCCATGGCGAACTGCAGCAGCAGCGTCATAGTCGGCGGCAGCGGGCCGTCAAGGTCGAGGCGGGTCACAGGGCGTTCTCGGGCGCATAGTCCGCGCTAGGGACGCTGGCGACGGTGTCCTGCGCCAGCTTGATCGACGCCTTGTAAATGTCGCTCTGTGCGGCGTAGAAGGCCATCTGGTCAGCATAATAGGCCAGCTGGTCGTGATAGGCCGCTGGGAGCATATCGTCACCGATCTTGTTGGCCTCTGCGGCACGACGCTCGGCTTCGTTGAGCGCCAGGTCACGCTCCTGCCACACCAGCAATATGCGCAAGGCCGTTGCCTGCTCTTTCTGGCCGTGGACGTCGAGGCGCTTCACAAGCTCTTGCAGGAGGGCGAGCTTGGCGTCGCTGAGCACAGTACGCATGGTCACTTTCCCATCACGATGTAGAGGATGCGGCCGAGCGCGGCGGCGATGAAGGCGACCGTGAGGCCAATCAGTGCGTACTCCATAAGCGTCACTCCAAGCTCAAGCGAAATTAACTTAGGTTCAAGTTTATGACGAAGGCGTTCTGGGTCGGGCCGTTGTCGGACGCCTTCTCCGGCTCGTAGCCGGCATATTTCCACGTCGTCTTGATCAGCTCGGCGCGGACGTTGGCGGGGGTGTCGGGGTCGTGGATCAGGCGCCACGACTCTTGCAGCAGCCCCTCCGACTGCAGCTGAGCCTTCAGCTTGAACCCCATGCCGTCCTGCTTAAGCTGGTCGACGCTGCGGCCGACCGCGGCCTGGAACAGCGGGTCGGCGCGCAGCCGCGCCCACTCGTCCCGGCTAATACCGTAGGCCGCACATAGCTCATGGGGCTGACGCTCACGCAGCGCCAGCTCCAACGGCAGGCTGGGCGGCCAGCCGAGGGTGGAGGGATCGTGTGCGGGAAGGGTCAGGTCACTTGCCATGACCGTAGAGTTGCACGGAGGCTTGACCGCGCGCAAGCGGTTTTACCAAAATTTACCCAAAAAATTTTTAGAACGTGGTAGCGTAATAGCCGCAGGCGGTCATTGCTTGCGAACGTAGGAGGTCAGATGAAACCGTTTGAGGAAACCCCGATCATGACCGAGCTGGCGCGGGGGCAGTGTGCGCTTGACAGGGTGGAGGCGATGCTCAGTGCGGTGCTGTCGCGGCAGGACCACCTGCAGGCGACGCTCGACAGCCTGATCAGCGACGTCGCCGAGATCGTGGCCACGGCGCTGCGGACCCAGATCGACGCGCTGAACGCAGAGATCGCGACGCTGAGGAAGGAGTGATGGGGTAGGGAGGGGCGGCGCGCACTCGACGTGGG